TGGACGAGCACAAAAATTAGTTGCTCTCGGCAAGCCGTTGCGGTTTTCAAAAATGGGGAACTGCTCTTTAAGTCATGGGATAAGACTTTTCAGGCAAGGGCATTGATTCAGAATAAATGAGAACTATATTTAATATTATTTTTAATTTATGTGGATGAACAAATGGCTAACGATAAAGAAAAACCTAAGCGCGAAAAAAACTGGAACCGCACCGGAAAGCAAAAAGGCCACGATAAAGATCACATGAAGAAAATAGGATTTCAAAAAGGCGAGGTTAATTACGAAGGTGCGCCGAAGGTTCCCGAGGATTTAAAGGGTATCATGCTAATTAATGGTACGATCATTCGTCACGCAATCTCGAAACTCTCAATGATGACGCTCCAGGAATTAAAAGAACATATTGCAGATCCAACTACTCCAAGCCTCACGGCAGCTATTGCCATGATCTGGGCGTCCGCTATCCAGAAGGGCGATCATGCTGCAATGGAATGGTTAATCCAACGCACCGCTGGGAAAGTCCCAGATGTAATAGATTTAACTCTAAAGCCTGAAGTAGTATTCGACACGAAGGTAACTGGAGACGGAAGGCTACTCCAGGATATTTTATTGGATGAGTTTGGCGGGAAGTAGGAAGAAGTAGATGGCAAGTCAGATTTTTAATGAAATATTGAACGCAGCAGAACGTCCGGCAGGACAGGTGCAGCGCGTAAAAATATCGCTTCCAAGTCCTCATTCCAATCTTCAATCGATCATCATGAAGGCTCTCACTGCTGATTATTATATTGATGACATTTTCATCGCATGTGGTTCAAAATTCGGCAAAACGATCAGTGCTTCCGTAGCGCAAACTCTGGCTGTTATGAACGCTTCCCAAGGCGATGTTTTCAGGTGGATTGCGCCAATTTATCGTCAAACTATGATCGGTCAAAGTTATTTTTCTAAAATGCTTCCATCAAAGCCTTACTCTGATTTCAATAAAGGTGACATGACATACCGGGTTCAAAACGGCGCGTCAATTCAGTTTTGGCATACTCAGAGGCCGGTAGATTTGGAAGGTGAAGGGGTTCGCGCTCAAGTTGGGGACGAAGCGGCTAAGATGTTATTTCAAGCCTACATTTCTGCCAAGACCACTACCACGATGACGCGTGGGCCTTCCATGTGGATTTCAACCCCGTTCGGAAAAAATTGGTTTTATAAGAAATTTAAGGAAGCGGAAGCGGAAATGAAGTGGGCAATTAAGAAGGGCGTCAACCCTGAAAAGATTGCAATTCATGCAGCAACGACGGCTAATCCCTTTATCTCTCCCGAAGTCATCGAGAACGCCAAAAAAAATCTACCAGATAGATTATTTCGGCAACACTATCTGGCTGAATTTGTGGATGGAGGTACGGTTTTTACAAATCTACTGGCCGCGATCGAAGGCGATGAGATCGAGTTCGACAATGAACTGATCCAGCTATATTTAGATCGTGACAGAGTGCAAGAGGCCCAAGTAGTGATAGGAGCGGACTGGGGTAAGTCAGACGATTATACAGTATTCACTGCTCTTGATATCGTATCGCGCCGACTTGTAGGCTTCATGAGATTTTACAAAACCCAGTATCATGTAGCAGTGGGTAACTTGGTGCGGTTTGCCAGGCACTTTGGATCTGTAATCATGATCAGGCACGATAAGACTGGAGTAGGAAATGCAATTGATGATCTTATGAGCCTCACCAATTTACCCTATGAAGGCTTGGTGTTTACCAACTCCAATAAATCTCAAATGGTCAATGATCTTATAGTAGCTTACGATCGGGAGCAAATTAAAATCCCTCATATACCGATTTTAGTTTCTGAACATGAAACATATGAGGTTAATGTAAGTGATCGGGGTACCTTTACCTACGAGGGTTCAGAAGGAAACCATGACGATTGCGTGGCTTCGCTACTTCTGTCACACTCGCTGATGCTACAATATTCTGATAGAATGTTTGAAGTGACTACGCTCGATGAATATTCGAGTAAAATGGCAGCGAAGCCAAACGATCTGGAAGAATATTATAGGAAAATATCAGTCGAGGACGACGATTATTAAGAGATAAGGCTTACAAGTCACAAGGACGGGACTAAGAAAATGCCTAAAAAAAATCAAGATGCAGCCGAATCACGCGCCGCAGTCAGATCATTTAACGAGATAACGCGCCTAGTGTCCGGCTATGACGATGAGGATCAACTATCATTAAAGTCATTTGATCGGATGTTCACAGGCGAAACAGGCGCGGCAGACGGGTACTGGAACCCTGACGTTCAACTAGAAATGAGCGCCCAAACCCTCAAGAATCTTTTTTATACCGAGGCATGGGTTTATATTTGCGTTAACCTCGTGGCTAAGAAAATCTCAACCCAGCCGCTCAAAGTAGTTCAATCGATCATTAAAGATAATAAAGTAGTTATCGAAGACGCTCCAAGTCATCCGATGCAAGCCGTTGTCGAGTACCCGAACAAATGGCAAAGCTACCACGATTGGATGTATACGATCGCCGCTGATCTATGTCTAACTGGAAATGGTTTTCAGTGGTACGGGGAAGAAACCCAAGTCATGGTCACAATCCCAGCGGAAGGGATTTTGCCGAAAATCTCAAAAGATGGTGAGCTGGAAGGCTACTATACCGTTATTAGTCAGGACATGATCGCAGCAGGACATAAGCCTGTTTTCTTCTCACCCGATGAGATTATGCACTTCATGAATCCAAACCCAAATTCCCTATTTTGGGGAACTAGCGCCTTTTCGGCTGGAAGGCGAGCCGTATTATTCAATCGGTACACGTCCGAATACTTGAACAATTTTTACTTGAAAGGCGCAACGCCATCCATTGTTCTTGAGTTAACGCAGGACGCAAACGAGAACAATATCGCTAGAATGCTACGTTCTTTCGAGCAGGCTTATACTGGGAGACGAAATCAGAGACGCCCAACGGTACTACCGAAGGGTATTACAGCCAAAATGCTAAATAGCACTTTGTCAGATCAAAATCTTTTGGCTCATATAGCCGAAAATAAAAATGACATTATCAACCTTTTAAGTATTCCGCCTCACGAAGTGGGACTTCAGAAATCGGGTTCTCTCGGATCTGAGGAGTATAAAACCGCACTCCGAAACTTTTGGGAAGCTACCCTTAAGCCTATGATGGCTATTATATCAGGTACGCTTACAAGGCGTTTTGCAGAACAGCTAGGTGATGGCTATAGCTTTGAATTTGATTTATCTGGTGTCGACGCTTTAAAGGACGATGAGCTAACAAAGGCTAATTTAGCTGAGAAAATGCTAGCAACACACACGGTAAACGAAGTACGGGCGCAGCTTTATAATTTGCCTCCACATCCCGATGGTGACACGATTGGGAAACCTGTCTCAGCACCAGCATTCGGTCAAATCGGTTTATCGATGACTACTCCAGCGGAGAAATCACTTTCACCAACTATCGACACTCCTGAAACGGCCAAACGTCTCACGATGGAACAAAAAGCCGGACGTGTAGCATCTGTGATCAAGGCTAAAAAAAATGATTGGGACAAGCGCGAGCAAGCTTTAAAGGATGAGTTTGAAAAGACCAACGCCAAAATGGTTACGTTTACCGCTGATATCCTATTCCAGCAAGCCGATGCCGTTGTGGATCTGATTGAGAGAAAACTTAAAGAGAAGGAAGAAAAACGGCTAAAAACAAAGGCCGTCGAAGAACCAAAAAGTAAGGCGAAACTGAAAGCCGATATTAAGAAGGCTCTCGATGAATTGGCGGATAAATGGGTCGATGGATACGGTGACAAGTTAACGTCATCCGTTGATGTTGGCTATAATCAGTCGATCAAGTTTGGATTTAATGAATCGGATCAAAATAAGATTGAAGCAATAGGAAACGCTCAATCTAGGAAGCGTCGAGACATCCTTGAGGCAAGGGGACTTGATACCTTTGCCAATATGAACGAAACGACGACAAGCCGAGTCCTGGATGTTATCTACGATGGTGTTACAAATAATAAGACCATTCAAGAAATTGCTAAGGAGATATATGCTCGCTTCGACGCGATTGAAACAGTCTCACGCGCTGCGACTATCGCTAGGACAGAAACCCTCACTGCTACCAGCATGGGACAACTTGCCGCGATCGAGGACGCAAAGGAAGTTATTCCTAACCTTAAAAAAATGTGGATCACGGCAGACGATGATCGTGTTCGGGATAGTCACGCGGAATTACATGGGGACATTGTTGATATAGATGAGGCATACGACAACGGTCTAATGATACCTAGAGATCCTACAGGAGACGCAGGTGAAACCATAAATTGTCGCTGTGACCAGATCGTTTTACCAGCGGACGACATGGAAAATATCGCTAATCAAAATTCTGATATCGTATAGAGAAAAGGGGAACACCAATGACAATGCAATACTTAAACTTTAAGGCTAACCTTGAGACTAAAGGCAATAACCTTGTTATTCATGGTTACGCTAATGCTGCAACGGTAGATCGGGCCAATGAGATCATTGACCCGAAAGCCTGGGACTTAGGGAACTATAAAAAAAACCCCGTAGTCCTATTTGATCATGGCTATGACACGATGTTTGGCAACCTTCCAATCGGCAAGGCTCTCGATGTTAAGGCCGATGAAAATGGCCTTTACTGCAAGATTCAACTTTCCAAAAGCAAGAATCCAGCAATCTCGGCTATCCGCGACTTAGTGGAGGAGGGAATGCTTTCCATGTTTTCTGTAGGCTTTGCGCCGCGAAAAACTGAGTCAGCAAAAGAAGGCGAGAAGGAAGTTAATAAGATCACAGATGCCGAATTAGTTGAGATTTCTATCGTTCCCGTCCCAATGAATCAGGACAGCTCGTTCTCACTATTAAGCGCGGGTTTTAAGTCTGCTAAAGTCCCAGAGGCTAAGGCATGGCTTCAGGGTAAAATGGCGGACATGGTTAAGACTGCACTCTTTTCATATAAAGGAAAGGGTGAGAAAGCCATTGATCGACTTGCGCGGAGCGTATCGTTTAAATCTCATACTAAGTTAACTCAGGTGAAGGCGTTTCTTGCCGGTGATCAAGAGGCGATGCCGGTTGAGGCAATTAAAACCATGCACGACTTAATTATCAAGGCCGAGAACGAAGAAGGACCGATGGATGAGAGCGAGGACGATCAAGAAGAAGAATCTCAAAATGAAAATGGCGATAATAGCGAGAACGATGGCGAGTATTCAGCAATCGTTGACCAGTTTAATGCAGATAAAGAGGCTACCGAGAATGGTGAGCCAGGAAACCCAGCCTCATGGGTAGCGGACGAAGCTTTGTGGGATAAGGCCAAGCAAGTGTCCGAGGCCGCTTTAGGTGAAATAAACTATGGATTCGTGACTTGGTACTATCTCAGTCACGGAGGAGCGAAGAAATCAGTGGATTCGCTTGAAACAAAGGCCAATGGTGGCGCTCATGATGATAACGCTTACCTTCAGGAATTGCGCCAAGTGAACGTTAACATGGGTAGCCTAATCCGTGAGACGCAGATCATGTCGCAAAGCATGATCGTGACTGGGAAACACTGG